TTCCGCCATTTCTCTCAAACTCTGGCTCAAACCATCTTCCTTGGCATCGTTCCCAGGCCCACCGCCAAAGGCTGTGAATTTATCAATCAGTGTTCCAAGTGCCGTTGTGACCTCTGCGGCGCTGCGTGCATTCTGAATCTTCTCTGGAAGAGCGGAAAGTCCTACCTCAATAATATCGCACACCGCTTGTCTGCGGCTTTCCATGTAGGCCAGGATGTCGGCGGTATTTTCTTCCTTTTTTCGCTTAAGATTCTCAGAGAATTCCTGAGATTCCTCCACAACCCGCCGAACAGTTTGTCCGCAAACGCCGTTTTTCTTCGCCGTAGCGTTATAGCTCTCGGTCTCCAGATAATCAGCCACTATTTTCTTTTTCTGCTTATCCGTCAACCGTGCAGCCATAACTAACCTCATCAATAAAAATCTCTTTTGGTGGTCCGCCCTGGAGTCGAACCAGGATGTCCCCGGTTATGAGCCGGGCGCTCTGACCATTTGAGATAGCGGACCAGATACCCCTTTCGGGGTATATCGGGGGTTTTGTCAGGCTTCCCGAAGGCCTGTTTGTAATTCTGCACGCACCTTCACTTAAATTGTCTGCGTCTCCAACCGCAGTTTTCAGTGAAATGGCGAATGGTACGTGCTTCGGTTCACTTCGCGGCCGCAAAGCAATTTGCTGATTCGATAGAAGCACAATCTCCTTCCATCAAATTTCCCCAGCTGGGAATGGTCACCCGTTTTGGAGTTGCACCAAAATCCGCTCTGGCCGGGTGATAGGGAGACGAGAACAAGGCTCGCGCTCCCAAAGAAAAAGGAGGTACGCCCGATATTGAGACCGCCTCGGAGCCGGGCGAAGGAGGAAGAAAATCTTCTGTTTTATACATAGCGGCAAAGAAAATAAATTTTCTTTGCCTGCGTATGTATAAAACCATTTCCTGCCTAAATTATATCGCAGCCCTCCATTTCGGTCAAATTGTTAGACGATCTTAACACTTTGTTTACAATTTCGATTTTGTTTCTGTGTACGTAATTCCAACCGCATACGCCGCCCATACATCGGAAGAGAACCCATAGAACCAATCTGGGTTCTTTTTGGTCCCCTTCCCGTTTTTTAGATCATGGGTTGCAAATCGGTCAATCAGTGCGCGGCGGATATTGGCATCCTTGGCCCTGCTGTCATGGCAGAGATGGAGTTTTTCATCCTGGCGGTATATGTAGTCCACTGGCTTCTGTGCTGCTTGCGTGAATCTCCCCACCCATTCGCAGGTTTCAAAAACATTGCGTCCAACCGGCATGCCATAGCTTGCCAAACGCTCAATGACTACAAAATCATACGCCTCCAACTGGAGAACCAAAAGGACCTCGGCATTTTCTGCTTTGGCAAACCGCAGCGGACGTAGACCCTCGCTGTCTATGAAGCAATAGGCGCTCTGCTTGTCCCCTGGGTCAATCGCTAAGATTTTCATTTGTTGCCCTCATGTTGTCAAATATCCTCATCAAGGTCGTAGTGGTTAAACAACCACCGCAGAACTTCCACTAACCCGTCTTTATCAAAGTCGTAATGGTCAAGCAGCCAACACAGAGCCTTCGCTAACTCGTCTTTTGTGACGCTACTGAGTCTCTCCATATATGCCACCTGTTCAATGGCAAGTCTCCTTGTTTTGAAGGGGATGCTATCATCGTTCATCTTTGTTTTTACGATACTTACCGCCTGACTAAGAGAGACATTGAAAGTCGGAAAAAGGATTTTACTGCTCATGCTGTCCGCCCTCCCCGTCGTGGATGGAGCCCAAAATTTCAATTTCGTCACAGCAGGGAAGATATTGGAAACCGCCAGGACCATAATTCTGCTTCCCGTTTGTGGCCTTAAAGTCTAATTCATCTTGGTCCCATATGACTACGAAAATATATTCTTCACCGTCGTACACAAGCCTGACAACATCCCCCTCAAAAATCTTCTTCCCGTTCTTGTCGGCCAGGCCAGTGTACTGGCAGACAGTTTCAGGGCGGACAACTTCTTTTCTCATCCCCTCAATGTCGCCTATATCGTAAACAATTCCTGTTGTTTGATCGGGGTAAACAATCAGGCTGCCCTCAATCCATTTACCATCACTTATCCGTTTGGCTTTGAAAAGGATTTCTCTCATTCCGCGCCTCCGAAGATGTCGGACAGCTTGACAAAATCGCCGCAATTAAGTGATGGAAACAATTTGTCAGACAATAACCCTTCCGCGCTGTCGCCATCTCTCCACCAAAGAATGTTTTCTTTGGTTCGCCCAATTACAACGCTTTCACTTATCCGGAAGTCATAAAGTAACTTCGCCAGCTCCACTTCCTGCTCCGTCCAGCGGGGCTTGTCGGCTAAAGTCCACCATGCAGGCTTTGGAGCAACCCTGCATACCAGCCCAATCCCTTTTCGAGAGAGAATGCAATCATCACCACAATTTCCATTTCGTCTTGCGCAGTATTCTTTGACTTCCTCCAGCGTCAACGGTTCGTTGCTGGGCTGGAGGAGGGTAGGCATACCAAGCACAAGGTCCTCTGCCATGTCCTTGTCTCTCTCACTATCCCAACTACAAACTTGGATTTCAAACAATAATTTGCTGGCATCAATCATTCGTGTCATCTCTGCTTCTCCTTTCCCGGCCTAAATATCACAACCATGCATGGAAACGGTGCATTCCATTTTGCGCCGCCAAATTTTAGGCGGCCAGCCACAAACCGGATCTCTGCCTGGTGATAGATGTACCGGTGAAACCACTGCGTGTCCGTCCTGGCTGGCAGCAGCATCACGACCGTGGCACCTTCTGAAACGCTGGCAACCGCTTTTTCGACCCATTTCCCGATCTTCCGTCCATAAGGAGGATTGCACCATACAACAC